TGAACTCGCCGAACTCGTCAATCAGGCCGATGCGTGCGTCTTCCGTCCCGCTCGGATCAGTCTCGTCATCGGGCACGAGCAGGTCTACTTGCAGCACCCAGGTGCGCCAGAAGTTGTTGCCGGATCCGGCGGACTTCTCCCCGCCTTCCATGGGCCCCAGTCGTACGAAGACGATCCCGGTCTCCGCTCCGGTCAATGCGATGCCATGCTGCTCGCCCTTGCGGAAGACGCATCCGCCCCCGTCGTTCACGCTTCTCAGCGGCGAGGCCTCGCGCCCCGCGACGGCGCCCCACGCCCGCAGCGCCGCGAGGTAGTCATCCACGATTGTCTGCAGCTTCGCGCCTGCCATCTCGTCCTGCCGTTCTCCCCTCTCCATTTCATGCAGAGGGGTCGGGGGTGAGGTGCATCACTCCTGCCTGCCGCCGTGCCGTTCTCCCCCTCTCCCCAAGCGACCGCAGGTCGCAGAGAGGGGGTAGGAGACCGCAGGTCTCCGGGGGTGAGGCGCCCCTACGCGCCTTCCAGCCCCTTCCCGAAAATCTTCCGCAATGCATCACTCCAGATCGGTGGGAACCTCCGCTGCGCGGTCTCCAGCCCCGGTCGCATGTACGGCCGCGCCGGCATCTTCACTTGCTTGACCTTTACCCAGGCCCAGGCCGAGACTCGTCCCGGCCGCACCTTACCGGTCTTCTTGTTTACGCTGAACGCCCGCGCTGAGGGCACCTTGAAGACCAGCCACTCGCCCTTCACGGGCTTGATGATGCCGCCATACTCATGGATGGCGCCGTAGATCATCGCCGGGCCTATTGCGACTTCCGCCTTCTCGGGATGCTGTTCCACCATGATGCTGCGCCCGAGCGTGCCCCGGCTCGTGGCGCTGGTGTTGAGCACCTGCTTGACTTCGATCTTGGCGTCGCGCTGGACTTGATGCCCGGCGAGTACCAGGGCGCCCATGACGACCTTCTGATCCTGCGCGCGCAGGATCGTCTGATCGAGTTCCGGCACCGCGTTCCCAAAGCTCTGAATGTTCACCGCCGGCATCTCATCTCTCCGCGTGGGGCAGCCGTCCCGGCTGCCGCCGTTCGCCGTTACCCCATCTACCAAGCGACCAGACGCGAAGCGTCTGCGCGCGGGAGAGGGGGCAAGGGGGTGAGGACGCCTTTGCCGTTCGCCGTTACCCCATCCATCCGCGGGAGAGGGGCAGGAGGCGCGAAGCGCCTACGGGGTGAGGACGCCTTTGCCGTTCGCCGTTGCCCCCTCCCTACGAGGGAGGGGGACGAGACGCGAAGCGTCTCCGGGGGTAGGAAGCCGTCACCTCGTCCCCGTCACCTGCCACAGATCCAGCCGCACCTGGTTCCTCGGCTCCGGCATTCCGTTGACCTTGAACTTCCCCAGGATTAGATAGGTCACGCGCACCGCGCTCGCCACCGGCTCCCAGTCGCCCGCTTCGGTCTTCACTTCTGCTTCGCTGATCTGGCAGTCAATCTTGAGATGTTCGCTGTCAATGCACACTGCCGTATGCGTGAGTGGGTGGCTGTACTCTTCGCCCCGCGCCTGGCGGTCGCGCGCGCTGGCGTCCACGATGAGCGCGGCAACTTTGTGGCGGGTTGGCGTCCACGTTGGCGCGTCAACGTCTCCCGTGGCCTGGGTGGCGATGGTGCAGCGCGAGTTGAGGTCGCGCTCCAAAAGGCTTCCCAGCCGCTCTCCCAGCCGTGCCTGTCTCATCAGTGCCTCACTCGCTGCCGGCGCTCGCCCCGCTGCGAGAGGATGTTGTCAGTATTGCTGAACCGCTCATAGTTGGGGGAGTACATCGCTTCGAGCACTTCGTCGCCTTCGTTCTCCGTGGCCTGCTGGCGCAGCACCTGAGCTTGCGCGCGTAGTTGCACGGAGATCTGCGTGAGATCCTCGCTGATGCCGCCGCCCCGCTGCACGCGCACGGCGATCTTCGCCTCGCTGGCCGCGAGCGTCTCCAGTGCCATTGCCGCCGCACGCCGCTTGCTGTTGCCCTCAAACTCGAGGAAGACTTGCAGCTCGGCGTCGTTGAAGGCGCTGTTCTCAACATCGGTATCGGCGCATAGCAGCCGCACCTGGCCGATATCTGTCTTTGGATTGTAGGTAGAAGCTCCCATGATTGCGTATCCTGTGCCGCGTTGCATTGTGTCGTTGCCGTCCCTCCCCCTCTCCCCAGGCTCGCAGAGCCGCAGGGAGAGGGGAACAAACGATCCGCAGGATCGTAGGGGGTGAGGACGTCGTCCGCCTCTACGTCCCCGCGGCTTCGCCCGTGCTCATGTAGGCGCCGCGGTAGTCGAGTTCATCCGCACCGAACGTCATGCGGATCTTGAAGCCGAGGGTGTCGTTGAGGTAGCTGCCCTCGAACGTGTCGTCACCGCCGGCCACGCCACGCATGAGCTTCACGGTGTCGTCGCGCATCCAGATCTGGGGCTCCTCGTAGCCGCTGAGGAAGCCGTACCGGAACGCCGGCCGGATGCGCGGGTCGCAGAACAGGTACCAGGCCGTGGTGCCGTGGGTGGCGTCCACTGCCGGCAGGAAGTCATCCACGACGACCTCCGCCGCGTTCTGCATCGGGTTGTTGTTCGGGATCGCGGCGCTGCCACCGTAGACCACGAGCGGCGACTCCACGATCTGGCGCGCCTTGAACTCCAGATCGGGCGGCACCACGAGCCAGAACTTGCCTGCATAGGGCGCCACGTTGCCGGATGGGTCGCGCTGCTTGCGCACAGCCGCCATCGCGATACCGACGTTGTCGGCGCTCAAGGCGCCGCCCGCCCCGGTCTTCAGGTTGCCGCGTCCGGCGGTGAAGAACGTGGTGTTGTTGGCATACAGACTGGTGAAGATGGTCTGCTGCGTGTAGCGCGCCGACTGTCCCCACACAGTGGGGAGGTTCCCCAGTAGGTTCAGGCGCCGCTTGTCCGACAGCCAGGTCTCCCACTGGACCTCGTAGGAGCGCCCGTACTTGTCGGTGAATGCGCTGAAGTACTCATCGGTTATCGTGCCCGGCACGTACTCGGCGCCCGGGGCGACGCGATCGAGTAGCGCCGCGGCGTTCAGGCGGAATTCCTTGCGGCCGCTGAGCCCGCCGGCGCCGCGCAGTTCCATGGTGTCCTCGCGGTAGGCGAGGGTCTCGAAGTTGGTGCGAATGAACGACCGATCGAGATAACCGAGCGCCACGCCGCGATCCACGATGTCAGTGAACATCGTGAAGTCGCTGTTGCCCTGGGCCTCGCGTACGCGGCCCTCGCGCACGCCGCGTGCGTAGCGGGTCACGTTGAAGCTGAGCCCCTCAGCGGGGCCGTCAGCGCCAGTGATGGGTACGAACATGTCCTGAGCCATTCTCCTGTCCTCCAAACGCAAGCGACCGCCCTGTGAGGATTCATTCCCTCCTCCGGGCGGCCGTTGCAGTGATCGGTCCGCTTGTTACATCGGTGTCGTTATCCCCTCTTTCAGGTGCTCGCGCGCCGTATGCGCGAGTGGAGGACATTCCGTCCTCCGGCCTGGGAGAGGGGGCAATGGGGTGAGGCGCCCCTGCCGTTGTCGTCACCCCTCCCTTCGAGGGAGGGGGCAAGGGGGTAGGAAGCCGTTGCCGTTACCCCCATTCCCCTAAGCGGCTCGAAGAGACGCCGGGAAGGGGGTAGGAGGCGCGCAGCGCCTACGGGGGTTAGGTTCCGTTAGCTCGCCCCTTCTGTCTCCGCCTTCGGCTGCTGCGGCGCGAGCTGCACGCCGATGACCTTCGTGGCGCCGCTGTCGACCGCGTCCATCGCGAAGCCGACGGCAATGCCGTTGGCATAGTCGCGATTGAACTGGCTGGCGGCGACGTCGTAGTAGATCATCTGCCCCGGGCTGATGGTGCAGCTCGACCCGTCCTTGTCCTTGCCGATGACCTCGATGTTCCAGCCGCCGGCGCGGTCAACGACGATCTCATCGGTCGTGGTGTTGTAGTCCGTCACTGCGACGCCGATGAAGATGCCCAGGACGGCATCGAAGATCGCGTCGCCCTTCTGGTAGGCATCCCAGGCGCCGTCAGTGCGTCTGAGCGTCCAATGCCGCCCGCCGCCTTCACCGATGCACTCCTCGTTCTCGGTCTCTACTGCGTAGAAGCTCATCTTCTCACCTCAAGTCTTCTCGCCCGGTGGCGTGCATCTCGGGCGTCGTTGTCATGTTCATGTTTGCGTCGCATCATTTGCGTCCCGGTGCGACCCTTCGCGGCTCTTTGCGTCAGAATCAGGGACGGCCTCAGGATCTCGCCCGAGGCCGTCCCTGCTGTTCCTGAATCCTGCCGTCACTGCCGTTGTCGTTCCCCCTCTCTCCATTTCATGGAGAGGGGGACAAGCGACCGCAGGTCGCAGGGGATGAGGTTCTACCTGACCTTCAGGTACTCATCAATCTCCGCTTCGCTCTTACCCTGCTCGCGCAACGCCTCGCGCATCCGGGTATCGCGGCTCTCGCGCGCGGCCTGGGCGTTGGGGTCGGTGCCGGCGCCGGTGATGCGCGTCTGCACGCCCGCCTCCCGGAGCAGCTCGAGGCGGTACGCGTTCTCCAGTTCGACGGCTTCTGTGACCTTGGCGGTGATGTCCGCGGCATCGAGGATCTGGCCGGCGAACTTCTCCTCGACCTTGGCCTTGACGGTGGGCTTGGCGTCGATGGCTTCGAGCGCCTGGCTCACGCAGTCGGCGGTGAGACGCACGGCCTCGCGCTGCCGCATCGCGGTGAGCTCATCACTGAGCGGCTTCGTCGCCTCGGCGACGGCCTGCTTGACCTGATCCGCAGGCGCAACCTCCGGCTTGGGGGTCTCGGCCACAGGTGCCGTCCCTTCCGAAACCTTTGCGGCGACCTTCTCGGCGAGCCCGTCCACGAGATCGGGGCGCGCCTCCAGCAACTGCTCGAGTGTGACTTCGCTGAGCTCCATCTGGAGTACCTCCTTATTGGTGATGGGCGCCGCCTCAAGGACTCGCCCTCTTGCGTTACCCTCGGGCACAAAGTCGACCGAGTTACAACTCTGAATCGCTTCGACGATCTGCACCTTCTTCTTATTGATGGTGCCGGCGCCGACGCGTACGAACCCGTCCCATGACAGTCCGAGCGCCGCCCGGGCGAGATCGTCGCTGAGCATCTCGCGCACGCCCTCCCGGAATGGGTGGCAGACGGCTTCGAGATCTCCTTCGACGGCTTGCACGCTGCCGGGTACGATCACCGCGCCCCAGTCGTTGAGGTCGCGATGCCCGCGCCGCTTGTCGGCCGCCGGGTCGCTGTGATTGACGAACATCTTCACGCCGTCGAAGATGCCCTCCGAGACCGCCTTCTCGAGCGGCTCTTTGGGGTAGTAGCGCCGCTGGTCTTGGGTGACGCCGTGACACAGGAACCGCACGCGATAGTCACCGTTCTCCAGCGCCTCCGAGCACCCCGACTTGATCGGGAAGAACTCGTGCACGCGCTCGAGCTTCCCTTTCGCGCCCGCCTCCCCCACCCGCTCCACCTTCATCTCTTCCCTCGGAGCTCCGTTCACCCCATCTTTCAGGCCGGTTGTATCGGCCTGGGAGAGGGGGCTAGGGGGTGAGGCCGCCCCCGTCGTTGCCGTTACCCCACTTCCCTTCGAGGGAAGGGGGGCAGGGGGGTTAGGTGCCGTCTCCAGCACCCTCCCCTCGCTCAAGTACTTCAGCACCTCGGCCACGAACTCATCGAGCGCGGCGCCGGCATCGGCCAGCTTGGTGACGCTGTCTCCGTCCCGAATCGCCTCGAGCGTCTCCCGCAGCGCCCTGGTGTAGACCCAGATCTCCAATTCCGGCCGCAGCGCGGCGGCGAGATTGGCTGCGAAGTCGGCGCTCTCCGCCTCGGCGTCTGCCATGATCGGCGTCGCGTTCAGCGCTTCCATGATGCGGCTCGCGCTCAGATACTGCAGCAGCGCGCCCTTGAAGCCGATCAGCGCCGCTCGAGCATCATCAATCTTGGTGATGCTGTCGCTGTTCCGGATTGCCTGCAAGGTATCGCGCAGGACGCTGGTGTAGCGCCACGTATCCAGTTCGGGCTTCGCGGCCAGCGCCAGGTTCGTAGCGAAGTCCGTGGTGTGCACATCATCTTCCATGCTCACTGCCTCCTTGGCGCCCTTCCCCGCTGACTTCTGACCTGGCTTCTCCACCCACATCCCGCCCCGGGGCCCCAACGTGTAGCGCCGCTTCACCGCGCCCCAGGCGATCTTGATACTGGCCTCTTCGGGATGCTTAGCTTGTGCCGCCGAGTTGAAGGCAGCCATGTAGATCCGCTGCGCGTGCTCCGGTAGGGCGTGACGCACCTCTGGCGGCAGATCACTGATCGTCTTGTATGGCATCGCCTTCCGCCTCGCTTCGTGGTTGTTTCTGCCGTGCTCCCATCGCCTGATCCCGCGAAGCGGGGGAGGGCGAGTGGCCAAGCGACCGAAGGTCGCCGGGGAAGGGCAAAGAGACCGTAGGTCTCAGGGGGTTAGGTGCCTTCCCATGGCTGCTCCGGCAACTCCGTTCCTTCGCCGATCACCGGCAGCTCATCGCACCGGCACCGGCAGATGTTCGCCGGATCTGCGCCCGGATCGTGGGGATGCATCATCTCTTCACCGCCGACCTCGAACGGCTCGTCAATCGGCTTGACCTGGCCGTGCGCCGCGGCGTGCTCCTCGCGTTCGAGGCCGTCCATCGTCGTGAACCACTGCTTGTTAGGCACGCCGTTGCGGGTATAGGTCTCATGCCCGATCTTGCTCTGGGCGATTGCGGTCTCTGTCTGGGCGATGTTCTCCGCGCGACCTTCGTAGGTCGGCGGGAAGATGCCCTCGAGATCCTGCGCCACTTGTGCCGGGCCTTGGCCTTGGCGGTAAAACTGATCCTCCAGCACCGCTCGCAGGCTCTCCATCATGCTCTGGGTGACGTCATCGGCCGCCCACGCCGCCCGCTCCTGAATGGCCTTCAGCAGCTCCGGGTTCCGCAGGTTGAACACGAAGTCCCCGATGGGCTTGTTCCACCCTCCGCCGCGCTTGAGAAAATCAGCCAGCGTTTCCCCGGCCTGCCGCGGCGTGATCGTCCCCTGCCCTTCCGCCTCCGCGATCCGTGCTGTTGTCGTGCTCCCCCCTCTACCAAGCGCGGCCTTTTCGCGCGCGGGAGAGGGGGGTTGGGGGGGTGAGGACGATTTCCGCACCGCCTTCGCGACCTTGTCCAGCGCCTTCTGCCCACCCGACTCCGCCGCGATCTTGCCGTGCTTGGCGATGATTGCCTGTAGCCTGGCCTTATCAACATTGCACTCCGCCGCTATCACCTTCCCCAGCTCTTCCGCTGCCGGCGCCGTCTCCAGCCCTTCCAGCCAGCCTTTGACCTTGCCCCACCAAGGGTCTATGACGTTCGCCTGCACCTCATCCGCGAACCCCTGCTCACCCTTCGTGAGCCCCGCCTCCCTCACGCCCTCCGCCGCCTTCGTCGTTCCCCCCTCTCCACTCTGTGGAGAGGGGCCGGGGGTGAGGTTCTCCGTGTACTGCCTCGCCATGACCGCATCAATGTCGTCGGTGCCCATCAAGCTGTAGCACTGATAGCTCGCTTCCTGCTGGTCCAGTACTCCTCCGGCTACGGCGCCGACGATCGCGGTGATGATCGCGCCGGCCGCCGTATCGTCGCGCCCCTGGGGCGATGGGAACTTCAGGCGATACCCCCGGTCTACGTCGTCGGGGATACGCCCCAGGTCGCCCGCCGCGATCGCGCGCTCGACGGCGAAGTCCGTCATGTCGCTGAAGACCTGCTCGAAGGTCTCCTGCCGGTCCTCGATGCGCCACAGCGCCGGCAGTTCCATGCTCTTCGCGGTGGCGAGGTTCCCGGTGGACGGGTCGCCATACCATTGCGCTCCGAAGCCGAAGCTGCGGATCGTCTGGAGGAAAGTCGCGTACAGGGTCTTCTCGTGATTGCTGGTGG